GGGGGTTATAGGGCGCGTTCTTCAGTGCTTCTCTGTGTATTTCTTCTATTTCGTACTTTTCAAAGGAGCTTCTCTGCGCTCCGATAATAGTTTTTTTCTTCTTATTTGCCATAGTATTCTCTCCTTCTTATCACGGCCTCGGCATACGGGAAAAATTGAAGCAGCTTTTTAAAATCCTCCGGGTGCTTATCGTAGAGCCATAGCAAAGAAGGCGTTGAAAGGTCTATCCCTGTCGCACTTTTCCCGGATGAATCCGGCAAGGGGATATTATTTATTTTCAGGTATGACAGCACGTCTATTTTTTGCCATTTCTTCAGGGGATAGACAACCCTATCAAAATGATTTATTGTAAAATATCGCCTGCGCCACATGGAGTCGCTATCTTTTGCGCCCTGACAGATAAGATTAATACCTGTATCGGCGATGATAGCCTTGTGGATATCGTTTATCTTCGGTTCCCATATCCCCTGTGACCCTTTCCAGTGTCCATCACAGAAAATACCGTATTTGATGCACCGGAATAGCAGCCAGTGGGGATATTGAAGAATCTCAACTCCATATTTCTGTCGGGCTTTGTCAAGTTCCACTTCTACGCACTCAAGACCGGGGATAAAATACATAAAAAAGGCTTTTACGTTCTTGAATATTTTCATACATAGATCAAGGCAACACCAGGAGTCTTTGCCCCCTGAGAAGCCGACAACAACACTATCATGGCTTGCCGCCGATTCCTTTAACTCTTCGATTGTCTTTGTAAATAAAACATATTCCAAAGTGAACCTCCTTTTAAGTCCGGGGAGTCGTAAGCCTCCCCGGATACTACACGGGATCAGGAGATTCTAACCTCCTCCACCGCCACCGCCGCCACCGTACCAGCTACCCATGACTATCACCTCCTTCTTTTGTGACATGCATAAGTTCCGATTTGATTATTTTATCTGTGATTTTCAATTAACATACCTCCTTGCTATTTTTTCAACGCTGCCACGTTCAATCCTCATGGCTCTTTTTCCTGTGGGCTTTATCGCTTTTAGTTCTCCGCTCCTCACCATCCGGTAAATTGTCATAAGTGAAAACTTGAATATATTGGCCACTTCTACCGGCGTGAATGTCTCTTTGTCTGGTAATTTCATCAATGGCTTACCCCCTTATCCCTTCGTTTCGTACCCTTCGGCCTGCGCTGTTATTGACCGCCTGAGTCTTGTTGTTTGCCGCTGTAATCTCAACAGGTTTTTTGGATGCTGCAAAGATGATATGTGCCGCCGCAGTAGCATAAATCGTGCAGTCAAGCGCTTCATTCCTTCGGTGTCCCGGTTTAAGCTCCCACGTTTCTTTGACCTTTTTTGTGTTTCTATTCCGTGTTGTGACCTTGTGCTCAGAGTTGATTTCTTCCATATACCGCTTTGACGGTTCGCTATGGATATGCCACACAACAGGGGTTTCTTCGTCTCCAGCTTCCCTGTTTATCCGCCGTGCCAGCCAGTCCTTGAAATAGTGAGTATCAACACGCCAAAGGGTCAGACCACGGGGGATGCGTTTCCCGTTCGGAAAATATTCAATCTTTGAAGGCATACAAGGCGATTTCAGATTAATGTCACCCTTTATCGGGACAGCGCGGGGATGATCCTTTGCAAACTGGTAAACCTCTTCTGTCCTGTACCCTGAATCGATGCAGGCAAGCACCACACGAAATAGTTTACCGGTATTGACTTGCGTATAAGCTTTTCCGAAAAGGACAGAAGAGAGGTCTTCAAGCGCCCCCAGCTTCCCTTCTTGTATCAACCATGATTCGGCTTTTGAGAATGCCCGGATTTCATATTTCAGGTACCCCTTTTGAATGTCCGCGCCTGCTGTCAGGAAAAGCACACCTTCCGGGACCTGCCCTTCCTTCCTGCCATCCATGAGTTGAATAATATTGCCGCTTACCTCGGTCGGGATAAACTCTTCAAAGGGTTCTGCCATCCATGAGTTTATGAAGTTCATAAGTTTTTCAGGAATATCAACAGAGCGCAGGAACTCAGCGGCAACTTCGCCGATTGTGAACCACGGAGTATAGAGCCGATTATACTGGAAACTCACTGACCGGGGTTTAATTTTCTTGTAACACTCGTCGAGTTCAAGGCCGGATGCAAGGTCATACCAGCCGCCGCGCCTGACAAGTTCCATGCGCTGATCTTCGTAAATTTTACCTTGGCACTGTTCACACTCATACCAGGCTATTTGCTCAATCGTGTTAATATCGGTTTCATCCCCGTAGCAAATCTGAGCTGATAAGATATACTTTTCGCCGTCATGCTCAAGCGCCTTGAATTGCTGTTTGTGTCCACAATGAGGGCAGGCCACTAAATACCGGAAACGGGCATGACATTGTTTCTCATGGATTGTGATATAACCGTCCTTGCTTGTCGGCGTGGACACATAGACAATTTTCCTTGTGTTTTTATAGGTGTTTGTTCTCTCTTTGCCGAGGTCGAGTGGGCTTGCTTCTCTCCCTGAGAAAGCAGGATATTTATTAACCTCATCGAAAAAGACGTTTTTACAGGGTCTTGATGCAAGGGAAGTTGGCGATCCAGCCCAGCCAAAATATACCGACATGGACTTAAAAGCCTTTTTCTTAATTGTGCTGTCCTCGTCTATGCTCTTAATCTCTTTCAGGTGGTCACAGTTGCGGATCATGTCGTCAATCCGATCCGTTGACACTTCAGATGCAAGGTCTTCGTTCGGTTCTACGACAAGAGACGTTCCGGGGTCTTGCATAACAGAATATCCGATCATATTAAGTAGGGAATCTGTGCCGCCAGTTTGGGTCGGCTTGATAATTGATATTTCCTGTACCCCGTCCATGCTGAATGCGTCCGTGAACCCACGGCTCACAGGATTGTATGAGGTTTCCCACTGCCCCCGCTTCTCTGATTTGTAGGACAGAATACGGTACTTGTCGGCCCATTCGGAAACGGTAAGGTCTTCGGGGGGTGTGAAGGCTTCTTGCTCATCAGGCCAGAAAGGGAGGGCGTTAGATTTTACCATTATGTCCCGATTCTTTAATTTTTTGCTGAATTTCTTCCATTTGTTTATTTGTAGATATAATTATTTCCGTTGCATGGTTGTTAATTTTATGTAACAACGCTAACTGATTTTTAAGGTCTTCCAATTTGTCCATATTCGGCCTCCTGAGTTTTTATTTTGTAGTCTTTCATGACTATTCCTTCTTTGTTTTGTCCCCTGACATGAGGTTGCCACCAATAAAGCCCGGTTAACCTGCCAAACAATGGATGCTTCTCTGTATACTCCTTAAAATGACCTCTGCAAAGATGAACTCGGACATGGGAAAGGGCTTCTGTCTTTTCTCTGTATTCTCCTTTTTTCGATGGTACACTCACATTAAGAACGTGATAATCAAATATTTCTTGTTTGCCGTTTTTACGGCGCTTTTTATTTAAGGTTTCTGGGGCTTTGATAACTTTAGTTGTGATGTTTTTACAGTTTAAAAGCATTATTAACAAATGTAATGTTATTAAATGATTCAAGGGCGAGGGTTGAATATCAAGCGGTCTATGGTCTGATAAGGGATATTCCCAAACAAAACAATCTGGTTCATAAATGAAATTTTCTTTACACCAACTTTTCATTGAGTTAAAAAGTTCTTTTGTAGTGATTTCCGCTATGTTAATTACAAATGCCATTGGGTGCATTACCCATGCACTTACGCTACCGCTATCTTGAGGAAATTGAGAATTATGATAAGTAAATAAAATAACCATTGCAGTTGTATCTTTAAGCATTTCAACGAACAACCCAAATTTGTTATTGTTAAATAATCCGTCTATCCAAATTTTGTTATAAGGTAATTTATAATTAAATTTAAATAATTTTTTACCTATTTCAGAAGTGCATAAATCCATTAAATTTAAAGACTCTCCGACATAAAAGCTCTGTGATTGTTGAATATTTTCAATAATACCTCTTGCCCATTTGACATATCTTAAATCAAAATCGCTCCCGGACATTTCTCTGACATACCCAGATTTTAAATCTTCAATTACTTGGTGAGCATACATACAAAACCCCTTTCATTTTTTGGTCTTTCCACGCAACACCCCCGTTCCCTTGCTATAATTATTCAGGATTTGCCGGACGGCTTTCTTGACGGTTTCTTTCTCTTTACTGTTGACAGGGAGACGCTTTTCAATGCTCAAAAGATCGGATTTTAAAACATAAATTCGTTTCAGGAATTCTTCCAGAACGTCGGCCTTTGGGATTAACCTGCCTTTTTCGGTATCAACCTCAATCTTGAGAAGTTCGTTTTTGAGACGCTGACCGAGTGCCCTTTCATCAGCAAGAGACATGGAGCCGTTGCCGTCTATGAGCTTTTTGTAATATTCAAAGAGCTGCTTCGTGGCTTTGAGAAAATCTATCTTGCCGTCAATGACAGGCGGGACAATGCCATCTTTCGCAAGCTCCCTGTATCGGCGATCTGTGATAGGGAATATTTTTCTATCACTTTCGGTCTTGCCTGCTACATCGGTT